CCCTCTCGCTTACCGCCTCTTGTCATTTTGTCTTTCAGTGGTTGAAATAATTCTAAAAGTGGAATATAATGATATAAGAGTTGGCAGGGCATTTGCCCCACCAACCTTGCCCTAGAAAAATAGGATTAAAACTAGGTCAATCAAAAGCCTTGTAGCCAGCAAGGCTTTTTTAATGAACAAAATTTTATTCATTTTTTCTTTTTCCTTTCCGCACCTCGTTTTAACTAGTATTCTGTAGGAGCGGATGTCGAGGGCTGTTTAATTTTCAATGTTCTTATACTATTAAGTATAGCATATTATAGAAAAATGTCAATACATAAATTAATATTTTTTATAATTTTCCCTGGTTTTTTAATCTGCTAAATTATAATTATGAACGAATATCCTATTTTTAACATCAATTATCAAAGTGCCTACACTAGCACTATTGAATTTCAAACACAAATCAACGAAAAAATGAAAGGCAGAGAACAACGCTACCCAAAATGGACATACCCTAAGCGAACTTTTACGCTTAAATTTGACAAAAATTTTGATGGGCGAAAAGAACTAGAAGAGTTTTTTATATCTGTAATGGGTAAATCAGGGGATTTTTATTGGACTTGGGATATTGAAAAAGGCGGAAATGGTAAAACATATAAATGTTCTTTTGATTCTGATAGCTTAAAACAAAATATAAAAGATTTGGGTTATACAGAATGTGAATTAAAATTAGTTGCAATTGATGATGAAATATATGAAAATATACCAGAGCTAGACTTTTATCATCATGCGGAATGTGATAATAGTATCGATTTTTATACAATTGTTGATAAAGTTTTTACAGCTCAAAATAATAAAAAATCTTGGTGGGAAGCCCCTAAAAAATCATGGACATTAACATTTGATAAAACGCCTGAAACAAGAAAAAAATTAGAAGAATTTTTTATTCAAAAGCGTGGGAAATTCAGGGCTTTTAAATGGACTTGGTTAAAAGAGCACGGCGGAGATGACAAACAATATACCGTAAGGTTTGATGATGATGTTTTGCAAAGTGACATCATGGAGCTTGGTTATGGCGAAATACAAATTAAATTAAAAGAAGTTTTTGCAAACTTAAACCCTAATGACGAAACACAAAAAGACGAAGTTATCCCAAGAAAATTATTGAAAATTGAGCTTGAGGGTGGCTCAATTCATATTTTAGATAATGAAACTTTGCAAACCTTAGATTATAGCGGTGATACTTATATCGGAGCTCCATTAACACACGGCGAAATAACCAAAGATGATAATAGCGCAGTTAATAAGTTAAATATTGAATTATCAAACGTAGCGTTGCAAATATCAGGAATTATAGCGAACAGAGGCAATGTAATAAATAATGCCCCTGCTGTTTTAACTCAAGTCTTTTTAGATGTTAAAAATAATTCAATTTTAAAACAGTATAGCCAAATAATATACGCTGGCAAGTGTAACAATTTAGAACTAGATTATGAAAACGCAAGAATGGATATTGAAACAGAATTGGGAGGCTATGAAATACAAGCACCCATTATGAAATATCGCACATCTTGCCAAGTAAGACGATTTAAAGATTGCCGTTGTAGATACCGAGGTGATAAATTTACATCATGTGATAGAACTTGGGAAAGTTGCAAAGAGCGAGAAAACACTGCTAATTTTAGAGGCTTTCCGTCAATTCCAAGCGAAACAGTTATTAAAGTTTAAGCTCGTTTTAAAATGCTTCATAATGAAAACATGAGAAATTTTAACGAACTTTTAAAAGAAATTGGAAAACCTTATCAAATGTTTAACGATGATGGTACTTATCAAGGGTGTTTTTATCCTGTTCAATTCTTATATCCTGATAAACCACGTTATAAATTGAGGTCTAAAGATGATAATAAAAATTATTGGTATGGTTTAGCTAAATTAAAGAAACATTGTAAAATTATCCCTTATTCAGAGATTAAACAAGGGGATATTATTGCAACACGTTATAAAGATGAACTACATGTTGCGATTTATTATGAGTTTGGAAAAATAATACATGTTTTTAAAGATCACACCTTGCAAATTGGTAGAGTAAAGCTATTTAGAAACTTTACGTGTTTTAGGGTGGTAGAATAATGGCGATAATTTCGGCTATATTTGGTGGGGTTTTATCTGCAGTTATTACAAATTTTGCCATTGGTTTTGGAGCAGCGGTTGCAATTGCAGGGTTTGCCACGGCTGCTGTTATAGGCGGTGTAATCTATGGTGGAACTGCCCTAATGTCAAGTTTTAAGCCAAAACTCGGCGGCATAAGTAGCTCTCCTACCTACGCTAACCCAACTCTCCAAACACAAACAAACCCAGATTTGCCAATTCCTCTTTTATATGGAACTGTTAAACTTGCAGGAAATAGAATTTGGCAAAACGAATCGTCAGAAAAAAACATCAAAAGAATTGTTGCATTCGCAGAGGGAGAAATTGAAGATTTTACAGATATAAAGCTTAACGATATAGATTACAAAACATTATCAGGCTGCAAGGTTGAGAAATTTTATGGCACAAACGACCAAGCATTAACAAAATTAACCAATATTGAAAATGTTGGAAGTTTGAGAAATGTAGCATATTTAGCTATAACATGCAATAAAACAAATAAAATTGATATTAACTATAATTTAACTTGTATAGTCAAGGGGAGAAAAATAAGAGTTTATACAAGTCCTACCAATTACGAGGTTAAATATAGTGAAAATCCTGCATGGGTTTTGTTTGACTTTTTAACCTCTTACAATGGGCTTGGAATTGGTTTAAACAATAATTGCGAAATTGACGATAATTTAATTAATGAATTATTCGACCTCGAGGCATTTATTGAATCAGCTTCATTTTGCGATGAGGAAGTCGAAACAAGCGGGATTAAAACGCCTCGTTTTACTTTTAATATGATTTTTGATTCTCAAACAAGTGCTAGGGATTTAATTGATGAAATTAATCGCAATTGTCGAGGTGCTCTATTTACTAAAAATGGTAAACTGCAATTTAAAATTGATAAACCTGAGCCAGTGGCGCTAATTTTAACAGAACAAGACATTGTGAAAGGATCTGAAACATTCCAAGTTATCCCAAAAGAGGAACAATATGAAATTTTAAGGTGTTCTTATGTTTCGCCAGACCACGAATGGCAAAAAGTAGAAGCGTTTGCCGAAATTGAAGAATACAGAAATGGAGCACCAAAAGAACATAACGTTAATATTTATTCTTGCACGAATTTTCAACAGGCAAGCCGTTTAGCTTGGTATTATATTAATTCAAAAATTTTAACTCCTTTTTTTGGAAGTCTTACAACCGATTTTAGAGCATACTCTTTGGAAGTTGGGGACGTTATCCAATTTAATAGCATGTTAATGGGTTTGACCAATTACAAAGTTAAAGTCAATAGCATTTCAGATGATGGCAACGGTAATTATACTATCAATTGGCGAAATTATGACGAACGTTTGTACTCTGATACACTAGGAAGTAAAGAACCAAGAGTTTTAATTTCAAATCTGGATGACTTGGTCGTTTTCCCTGATGATGTAAGGAATTTTAACGTTGTCCAGTCACAAAGTTATTTTAATTTTGTTTGGCAAAGAAACGACAACATCCAAGATGTTTATGAAATTAGATATGGTGCTTCTTGGGAGAATGGGTCTCCAATTGCAAAAAATTTGACTACAACCAACTTTACTTGGGCTATACCTACGGAGGGGCTTTATCAATTTTGGATAAAAGCATTTAATAACTACAATTATTCTAAAAATCCTACCCTGGATATCTATAGTGTCGACAGCGTGCCGCAAACAAATGTTATTGTTAAATATAATTTACTAGACGATCCAGAAGCCGTTTTTATAAACACTTATAAATACCAAGACGCTATAAAATTAAAATTTGAAAATGTTTTATGGCAAACAACTAACAATTATTGGGGTTCGGATGTTTATTATCAAAATATGGGTTATTGGGGCGCCGATGTTTTAAATA